TGTTCCGCTAATGGTTTTGCTACCGCCAGAAGCAGCAGTTAACCAATCACTTGGCAACACAATTGTGGCCAACACTGTGCCAGTTGAGGCAGCAGCACAGTTTGCAGGAACTGAACCGCTGCGAATCTCTAACGTAGGCGACGTGCTGATAGTTGTCTCTATCTGGTCGAGTGCGGCATTTCGTACGTCTGTTGAAAATTGGAAAGCCATAATAAACTCCTTATGTGGTTCTGGTGAAGGCCTGTTCAATAAGCCCTGTCTTAGGATTTCTTAAAACGTCAATAACTTTAGGAGCCCTAATATCTTCAGATAATTGCTGGAAACTGTTTTTCATTTGCATAAGCATCTCAACCGTTGCAGCCATGTTTTGTTTCATCATTTCAGCCTCTTGCATGTCCGACATTTCTTTTTCCGCCTTTATTTCGTCTTCAATGCGCTTTTGCTCCATTTTAGCTTGTTTGTCCATTTGGTACCCCTGCAACGCATTTTCACCTAGTTTTGACATAAACTCATCTTCATCAAAATCATCCATTGATTTTTCCTCTGATTGACGCTGCAATTCCGTAATAAATTTAACTTTTTCAAGTTCAAGGCGCCGTGACTCAAGCGCAGAATCTACTGCAAATTTCTCTTTTTCAAATTGCAACTCTGCGGCCTTTAATTCTGCATCAATCCTATTCTTTTCAGCCTGTGTTTGAGCGGATTGCGCTTTAATCTGCAACTCGCCCATTTTCATTTGAGCCTCTGCTTGCTTATCATCCGCGGCTTGCTGCGCTTCCTGCAACGCTTGCCCCAATTGCTGTATAATCTGTTGAGCCTGTTGCAATTGAGCCTGTGCAGCAGGTGGAATACCCTGCATTTGCTCTGCTTGGCGGTCAGGGTCACGCAATTCAGGCGGCAAGCCCCTCTCAATTGCATCAGCAGTCTTATCGGCGTTCGGCCAATCCATACTGCGAACAATCATTGGTAAGGCTGGCAACATTGCCTGTGGGTTAGCCTGGAACAACTGAATTTGCGCTTCACGCGACTCTTCACGCTTAGTCGTGTAGCTCACGCCAGTTGTGACCGCTACCCCCATCTTGCCCTTTGTCATATCGTACTCAATCATTTTACCCGTTTTGGGGTCTTGATATTTCTGATTGATTTTTACACCACGGGTCTTGTTGTCCTCGCTCATAACCTGAAACTCACGCGAACCGTCGTAGATTTTCTTTCTTAAATCCTCAAAAATTTTGCCAGCGTAAATTAATGCCCTCTTAAACATATCAGCATAGTTTGAAGTCGAAACATCGCCCTCACGCTGGCGAGCCATAATTGCCTTGCCCGATTGCTCATTGCTTTTTTGGCCTAACGACGCAGGGTAAATCCCGCTTGTGCCGTAGAAATTCTGCTCCGCCATCTGTATCAAAGCCACTGCAGCCGATAAATCAGCCCCATTCTGCATCCGTTGTGGCGCGTTAATAGGCTGGCTATTCTCATCTATCGCATTAAATGGCAAATAAGCATAGTTTTTCTGGTTTACAGTGTCGTAATATGACTCAAAGCCCTTAAACGCACGAATATCACCGATAAGCGGTGCAATTGGCGCAGATTCAGCAAGCTCAATAGCCGTGTTGGTGGCGTAATTGTACAGCACCTGTGACGAAATCATATCCTCATACAAGCCAGTTAAATACGTTTTGCCATTAACAATAGTCTTATTGCCCTCAACAAAGCAAAATGGGATGTGCTTGCCTGGCCAATTGCGCTCTTCCAATTTCTCTTTTGCCGTGCATTTATAATACATTACACGGGGTTTTTTAATAACCCGCTCATTGTAATTGTCTGTATCTTCTGGCTTTTCTGTAATTTTCTTGCCAGTTTCTTTATCAAACCAAATGGTCTCTTTGTCGTATTCCATACGCCAATAATGGCCAACCCGCACAAGGTCTTTACCCATTGCCGCCCATCCAGGGTAATCACTGCCAGTAGATTGAAGCTCCCCATCGCTGTACTCGCGCTCATACTTCTCATTAAATTCTGTGCGGGGAATATCCTCAACTTCAATTAAAAAACGCCTGTCGCTGCGGTCTTGCTCACGGCACGCAGGGTCATCATAAACTTGGAATGTATTGGGTATCTGGCGAATGTAAATGTTCTGGTCATTGCTGTCGTCATTGTCATAATCAGTGGCAAAAGCAAAATAGCCCCACCCAATGTTGACTTGACTGGAAATAGCCATCTTATAGGCAGTTTGTGCGCACCCCTGTGACTGCACCTCCCGTATTTTGTCCTCTAAAACTTCAGCCAGCTCAACATCCGCATCTGTTTCTGGAATAAACTTAATCTGTGGCAAATTTTGCCATTGGTCATTGATGACTTGGCGGCCAAACTTAGGCAGCTGGTTAAATGAATGTGAAGGGCGTTTACCACGGGATAAAAGCGCGTCTGAACTAAATTGGTCTGCACCAGGCCGAACAAAATCTAAAACAAATAAAGCACGCTTTCGGTTGTCCTCTTCAGCGCCATTTGACAACTTAAAGTCATCAAGCATAGATTTAACAATTTTATCTAGCTCCACGCCTAAAACCTTTTGTGCGATGTTTGAGTATAATAGCCTGGCGGCACAAATTCCACAACTGTTTGTTTTGCAATCCTCCGACTAGCCTCACAAGCATAGCGCAATGCGTCAATAACATGGTTTTTCTTGTCGCCTAAAACTGAAGTCACTGCACCTGTTAGCGGGTCTGTCTTGTAAGAGTACATCGTCAACTCATCAATCGTGTGTGTGCAGCGCGGATGAACTATTATATCATAAGTTTTTAAAAATTCTATACCTTCACGTACTGAGTTTGAACCCTTTACCGAGGGCATGATTTTCGGGAACCCACTTTTGCGCATATGGCTAATTCTTTCTGGACTGGCACAATCGGCAATAATTGGCCATTTTTCTGATTCAGGAATAGTAAAAAACAGGCTAGGCGTATCCATAATCTCGCACCCAACCTGATAGGCTTCATGGTCTACGTACAGCTTGCGCCCCACAATATGGCATCGCACAAGCACTGTAGGGTCAACGGAGAAGCCCCAGTCCGCCCCCAACCTATGAAAAACATCTGGCGGCGTCTCAAAGTCCTCAACCTTCCAATTCCTGAACACCCTGGCCTCAGAGTTGCGTGCGTATCCGCCAAGCCAAACGTGGTTGTACTTATCAATATCCCGCCCCCTGTCGTATTCCATCTCGGCTTGCAATACATCGGGGAACCACGGGTTATCCTTAAAGTTTACCTCAATCACAACGGCATTAGGCGGCGTGCTTTCCCCACGCAACAACAGGTCAACAGGATCTGTCGCTTGGCTTGGATTCCATGTGAACCACAATTCACTGTTAGGCTTACGGATTGTAGGGCGCAACAGGTCAAGGGAACGCTGGCTTAACGATTGCGCCTCCTCAACCCATGCAAGGTCATAGCCCTCTAATGACTTGATGGAATCCGCCGTGTGATTTTGCATCCCCTGAAAGATAATAAGGCCATCGCCCCGCTTAGACTTGATAACCGCCTCTTGCACCTCAAAGTATGAACCCACGCCTAGCTGCTCTATCTTAATCTCTAACAGCCGCTTAACCGATTGTGATAGCGACTTCTGGTACTCCCGCACACACACACTGCGGTGTGATGGGTTGATAATATGTTTTTTTATCAACATCTCCGCGAATAAATGTGATTTGCCACTGCCCCTGCCTCCGAACGCCCCTTTATAACGTGAATTTTCAAGTAACGGGATAGCCCATTTGGGTGTGTTAATCTTTAGAATCATGTTTAATCTCTACAATCACATGTTCAATCTTATGCACCACGCTTAATTCACCACCGTTCGCCCCTGTGTGTTCAATTTTCTTGGTGTCGTTAAACTCATCCGCTTTGCTGAAGGATGATAGATAATACTTGATAAGGGCTGTATCACCGCCCAGGGCTTTCTTATAGCCAGTCTGTGCAATGCGGGCAAAGGCATAGGCGCGGCCATCGCGGCAGTCTCTGGAATAGTATTTCGCTATATCCGATTGTCGGCATCCCAGGATAAACGCGATTCTCTCTTGATTCAGGCCGTAACCAGCCAGCACCCTAACCTTTTTCCGCAATTCCTTTGTGGGGACGTGCTTATCGCCCATCTTAGACAGCACCTCATCGCCCAGCTCCGATAGCTCCCTGTCAAAATCAAAATCGTCAAACTCCCCGCCTAGCACCTCGACACTGTCGTCTGAGGCCACAACGTCGATTATATCGCTATCGTTAAACATAATGCCCCCCATTAACTTGTGTGTATCCTCAACCGCACGCCCGACTGTGCTTTATCTAATCCTTTTGTCTCAAGGCTTGGTAGCCGCACACCCTTTGCACTGGCATCGGCAAGCCTCAGGGCAAACTCTTTCACGATTACGGGATTTATATTTGCATAATCGCACACCATATTAAAATCTGGCGTATCCAACCATGCTATCGCTTCCTGCCGCCGTTTTATGTTGGGCGCATCCTTACAGATAGTTTTAATATCGGCGAACGCTTGCATGATGACCGCCCCCCATATATAGCTCCAATCGCACATAACGGGCGAACAGCGTGTGTCTGCATCCGCCAACGGGCTCAGGTCATCGAAAAACCTATCAACAACGCTGGTGATTCTTAATTTGGCCATTCCTTATCTTGCCACGTTTGAAAAAAAAATCAATGGCGTGCATTTTCCCTATTGACACACGAAACGGTTGCGTATAAGTTAGAAATATCAGCAACGACGCTGACAACAACAATCGGAGAATCAGTTATGCAATTTTCCCCAATTATTCACAACCTAAACCCCAAAAGTGATGGCTATGCAGAATGTCAGTTGTACAACAACCTGATTAACAACCGCCCAATTGGCGATGGTTCTCTTGCGTCAAAACTTACTAAGATCAAGGCGTGGCAAAACTTATGCAGCGAAGCCCTTGAAAAAGCGCAACAGAAACTTAACCCAACAACCAAAGGATAACACCATGACTAACCGCTTCACCCATTCCCTAACGTGGCCTGATGCCAAGGCCAGGATCATCGACAACATAGCAGAGCTTCAGGCGATGATTGATGACCTGATAGAAGCGTTCCCTGATGGCTGCAATCATGTTCTTGATACCAAGGCACAATTTCAGAGAATCGCAAAATTGACGGGTTTGTGATATCACTATTTACAATGATATCAAAATGATATAGCTTAACCATTGTAGCGACTTGCTACTAACTACCAAGGAGTAAAAAATGCTTGATTTCATTGCGGAGTATTGCAATCTTATTGCAGAATCGCCCAACAAACAAGATGCTTTTCAAAAGGTATCAGATGATCAAATCGACCTTGCGAAAAGGATAAAGCACTTACCAGAATTGGCTGACCTTTGGCCGGCCAGTGAGCGGATTAAAGCATTAGGCTATGATCCTATGGATTAACAACACGGGGGCGGCGTGAGCTGCCCCCATACCAAGGGAGAACGTGATGGCGGTATTAACACACCTAACCAAGAATGACTTATACGATTTGGATTTTCACGCTAGCCGGGCTGGCTTGAAGCTTGGCAATTTTGAGGCCGTGGATTTGATACAAACCTTAGGGGAATTGATGCAAGAGGTTGAACGTGTGGAAGCTATGGAGGATTACATAGATGATTTGAAGGACACGATTCATGTTTTGCGGGATCAAATTTTTGAATTAGAGAACAGCAAAAGCGATTTACAGGATAGGGTTATTGAGCTTGATTGGAAAAATTTTGAATTAGAGAACAGCAAAAGCGATTTAGAAGGTAAGGTTATTGAGCTTGATTGGAAAAATTTTGAATTAGAGAACAGCAAAAGCGATTTAGAAGGTAAGGTTATTGAGCTTGAACAGAAACTTGAGAAGTTGGAGGGAAAAACCGATGACTGATTACGAAAAAAAGCTAGAGGCTTTCAAAAAAAACATGGAAACATCTGTAGATCACGGGATCAAGATGGCGGCTGAATTTGCTTTAGACTTTTTGGATAGGCGCGAAAAAGAATTGAACGGCGATGTTTCTATAAGGGTTATGGATCCCGATTCAACAGTTAAAACCGTTAAATTTAGAATGCCGCTTCGATAATGGTAAAGGCTTAACCCATAGCCCAGCTGGAGGTGGCGCTAATAACACCAGCGGCTAATCATGGTTTTGATTCTCTTTCCCGCCGTCTCGCACGGTTGGTTCATTCAGGGGTTAGCAGGGGGGTGGCGTGAGCTGCCCCCTTTTTCTTAAAATTAAAGGAGGATTAAATGGATTGCAAAAAACCAATTATAG